ATACAAAAGTGTTCCGTAGGATAATACTTTATCAAAACATGCATCCACTACCTCAATCTTCGTAAAATTATTATATTTATTTAAATGAAATAAAATACAACAATTTTGTTCGTTTTCATACGTAAACAAAGCCAATACTTTATTTCCTTTTGGAATTAACATATAAAAATCACAAAAAACTTTCTTATGTAAAATAGTCTCATAAGAAAGTTCAAATTTAGGAAGTTTTGCTATGTAATGTTTATTTAACATTTTTAGTATAATACTTTCTATAGTAATTTGTCTTTAATTAATTTCAAATTAGTAATTAGATTTGTAATTAGCGTATTTCACTATATAATTTTGTGTTTGTTACATTGTCTAGGCTTGATGCCTTTGTTAAAATGTCAAGTGTTGAAGTGTTTGATAGATTGTCTAGAGTGTTTGAAGAATATTTTAAATCGTTTAAATCGTTTAAATAATGTGTCAGTTCTACTTTCATAGAATTAGAATCAAAAGGGTCACCATTGGAATTGGAAGCAGTGAGAGAATTTACACGCGTTGTGGAATTAGAATTGGAATTAGAAATGGTTTCTAAATATTTATAAGTTTGGGTTGGTTGAACAATTAAATCTTTTACAATGGGAACAGTTAATGTTTCTTTAAAAAATAAAAATAAATAATGAAGCGTACTAATAATTAATAATGAAATAACAACGGATATGAGTATAGTATAAAACATAACTATATATAGTTTAACATATAGTTAATTATTATTTATAACGGATTAGGTACATATTTAATTTTTTTCCAATTTAAAGGTAAAGAATGGGTGGAAACATTCACATAGACTTCTGCTCGTTTTTTATCACCTAACAAATGAATATGAATTGACAAATAAGCATTTTCGGTAATTGTTATTTTTGGATGCAAAGAGAACCGACCATGCAAACAATTTGATGTTGACACAAACGTGCTACATATAATATCTATTTTTTCTCTCAAAACAGAATTGTTCATTCCAATAATTCTTGAAAGTTGTGTGCCGTATAAATTATACAGATTCGTAACATATGCTTGGGCAGATAGTTTTTGTAGCATTTTATGGGTTGTTTCTAAAGACATATTTTTTTTATATTCTACAATAACAATACCAACATTATTGTTAGTGTTTGATTTACTTTCAAATGGAATTGGAATACCAACATATATCGTTTCTTTATTTAAGGCAATCAATAGATCATTAAAGATGGTATGATAAGCAATCGATATCCTAGAAATATTTGAAGTTTTATGAATCATATACATTTGCGAATAGTAATGTAGCTCTTTGTCTAAATTGTTTAAAGCAACTTTTTTTGAGACTGCAAATTTATAAAGTGATGGGATTGTTTGAGCCATAAAAAGCATTCCTTTTAAAATACTTGTAGTTTGGTATGTTCTCTCTTTACAATTAATAATTATTTCTAAAAGTTTTACTAATAAACTGCCACCAATCATAGAATGGTCTATTTCTAATAGAACCACATTTTTAGAAATAGCAACATTAAAAGCAGGATGATGGTTCTGTAAAACATCCTCGCCAGTTGCCTCTGAAATGTTATTATTTTCATTTATGATTCGCAATAAGGAATTAAATCGTTCAGAGTTAATATTTGTTTTAATAATACTTATTTCTTCTTCGTTTGTTAATTCAAATTTGGCAATTAAACTTTTTTGTTTGTAGTTTGTAATGTTTGTTTTATGAAAGTCATCTTCCAAACTCATTTTTTAAAACTAGTATACTAGTTATACAACTATATTTATATTATAATTTTTATAATTTTTATAAGAAACTAGTTATAAGAAACTAGTTATAATACTATCGATTTGTTTACTATTATTTATAAAATAAACATTATAAAGTTTTTTTTCATAGTATTCTAGAATTAAAGTCACATTCTTATTTAATTTATAGTGTTCCGCACGAATCTGCAAACACACATGTTTTATCGGTATACTATTAACAATCGAATATGAAATCTCCGACTCGTCAATTAAAATACTTTTATTATTGAGCATAATGGAGCTACAACCTTCTTTTTTACTCATTACTTTATAAAGCACATCCTTTTCTATTTTATAGATTCCATCATTAGAATAAATTAAGTTATATTCTTTCAGTTGTTTTGTGAAATTGCTCAACCTCTCATAATTGATTGTATTATTTGTAACATACAATAACATTCGTACCTATATTATATATCGTAAACTATTTAAACCTATTTTCATAAATTAATATAGCAAATTAATAATACTCATAGTAATGGTAATGATACTGAAAACATTTATTGTCGTTGAGAAAGCAGGAACTTTAAATGAATGTAGTGTAGACTCGTTAGAAAACTTATATAAAAAATGTGGATTAAGAAAGTCGGAAGATTTTAAAAAAATAGCAGAGTATACATTTACGGAAGACGACCGACTTGAATTGTGGGGGCGTTCTGTTGGGAGAAATACTACAAAAAATCCATTTAGTTTTAAATTTGATACAACCTTACAAGTGTATGGTCCAGCGGCGATTGTTTGTATTAAAAAAGGAACCATGGAACATTTAACAATTGGTGAGTATACTAAACTAGAAGCTAAGGCGACTACAACTACAACTAGTCTTGATCCAGACCCAGATTCTAGCCTAGAACCGGAACCGGTTCCTGTATCTGTATATAAAACAGACCAGTGTAAAGAGACCAAAAAAGAAACTATGTGTGTGAACAAGGCGAAAAGCGAGGTAAAAAGCGAGGCGAAAAGCGACGCGAAAAGCGAGGCAAAAAGCGAGGTAAAAAGCGAATCTGAGAATGAGTCTGAAAATAACTCTGATTCTGAATTAGAATTTGACGAGTATGTGTATTCAAGCGAAGAAGAAGTAGAAGTGATTCCACGTAAAAAAAAAACAAATAAATAAATAAACAATTATAACTATTAAATATTAAAATAAATTGAATAAAAATTTAAATGGTTATTACAAATTACATAGTATGACGCTCGCAATCAATGCCCCTACTGAATTTAGAAAAAAGATTCAACTTAAATTGGGTGAAGTATTAAACAATCTTGAGGATGGTTGTAATTTAGAAAAAGGGATTTACAATTATACATTAATGATCGCCGCAGAAAAAAATATAATTAAAAAATGGAATAATAATTATTTTGTTAGAATTTATGTCGATAAATTTAAAACAATCTATTTTAATCTTAAAACCGATTCCGTTAAGAATTTAATACGAGAGAAAAAAATTAAACCGCATGAATTGGCGTTCATGACACATCAAGAAATGCTTCCTGAAAAATGGACGGATTTACTGAAAGATATTAAAATAAAGACTGAAAATAAGTATTCGCCAAAGGTTGAAGCTTCCACGAATAATTTTAAATGTCTAAAATGTTTAGACATTGAAAGTAGATGCGCAAAATTAGAGAAGAGAGAATTAAATGAAAAGTTTTTTAGAAAATGTACTTATTATCAATTACAAACAAGGAGTGCGGATGAACCAATGACTACGTTTGTAACCTGTTTAAATTGTAATGCTCGTTGGAAGTGTTAACCAGAGTTTCATTATTTATAGTTTAATAGTTCAATTGTTTTAGTGGTTGTAGGAAAATGTTCCTGTCCAAAAACATCTTGTAATAATAACCATTCAAAAAGTCCACCTAAATAAAGTGCTATGTTTGTAAAGCCCAACGATAGTAATTGCTTATGCTTTTTAAGAACGGAGAGATCGCTATTATTTTTTCCATAAATAATTATTAATATTGTTTTATTTGTTTTTAAATAGTGGTTCAGTAATTTTATTTCTTCTTCGATACTAATGGTACCACTTATTAAACATGACTGGTTGTTTGCGTCAAGCGTATTAATTAATATGGATTTATTTTTTATATGGTATTGAATTTGTTCAAAATTATATAAGGTAAAACTAGGTAATGTAGATAGTATGGCTCCCATTAATTATTTATATTAATACTTATGAAGTAATATATTTATAATATATTTATATATTATAAATAATTATAAATAGATGTCTAATTCTTTTACACCAACTACAGAACAAAGTATAGAACCAACTACAGAACAAAGTATAGAATCAACTATAGAACCAACTACAGAACAAAACGAATGGTGTAGAAGAGTAAATACAGCGTCTGAATGGCCTACAAATTCTGGTTGCTTAGACAAAGAAGAAATACATACAATAAAAGAAGGTACAATAATTGATCGATTTGGTCAAATGACTGGCCAATATTTTAGTACTCCTAAGTTCAATTTTAGTGAACGTTCTATGTCAGAGTTTCAGAACTATAAAAAATGCGAATCGAATTATACAAACTGGGCAAACGAAAATTATAAAAAGTTTAGAGTTTTAAGACCTTTCAATGTTATGTCATGTAAAGTTGCGCCAGCATTTGGTTTTATTGGTGGAGCACAACAATATAAATTATATGCGGGATCCATACTCGAAAAAACCAAATTGGTTAATAATATAAAACACGTTACATTACAAGATCTAATAGAAAAAAGATATATTGAAGATATAACCAAAACTGATAAAAAAATACCAATATTTGGGTCTGTTAATTATACTGAACCAACTGAAGAGCAAAAAACATTTTTGTTAGAAAAAAATAAAGTAGCAGAAGAATTCAAAGATGTAACACAAACGTTAGACAAATTAAAAAAACCAAAACCAGATTCATTTTTACAAAAAATGACTCATTACAATACCCAAAAAAAAGAAGAGCTGAAAAAAACAGAAGAAGAGCTGAAAATAAAAACAGAAGAAGAGCTGAAAAAAACAGAAGAAGAGCTGAAACAATTGATCAAAAAAGAACAAAAATTTTTTGATGAAACCCAAAGACAAAATATGGTTGAAACCCAAAGACAAAATATGGTTCCAAATAACTTAAAAATGACAAATCAAGATCAAGCGCTAGATCCAGCCCCAAAGGCTGAGCCAAGTAGAGGCTATCCAGAGAGGACAACAAATAGAACAACAAAAAGAGGTGGTCATAAAAAAATAGTTAAAACATCCAGAAAACCTAGAACATCTAAAACATCCAGAAACCCTAGAACATCCAGAAACCCTAGAACATCCAGAAACCCTAGAACATCCAGAAACCTTAGAACATCCAGAAAATCTAAAACATCCAAAAAATCCAAAAAATCCAAAAAATCCAAAAAATCTAAAACATCCAAAAAATCTAAAACATCCAAAAAATCCAAAACATCCAGAACATCCAAAAACCCCAGAAAAAATCAAAGAACACAGAAAAATTAAACTATTTAAATTCAATTGTTATATTTATATCTTCACGTTTGATACTTTTACTAGCGCTTATAGATAATTCTTCTCTCTTCTTTCTGGTTTTAGAATCATTTATTTTATCTTTGTTTTTAATGCTATGTCTTAAATTCATATCCGATTCTATATCCGCATAATTATTTTCAATATAGGAAACAATCCCATTTTGAATAGCCCATTTAAAAAAATTTAATTGACCGATTGTGGTTTGAATAAATGAATTTTTTTCATAGGGTATGCTTATGCGTTCCCATCGGCAAAAGGGATCAAAACGTTTTTTTGAATAGGCTTTCAAATTCAGTTTGTAATCATTATAAACTTTAAAACGTTTCTCGTTTATTTCGTATACTGTGTAATATTTTTTAGCATAATTTGTAGCAAACCAATCCACAATTCGCAACGAAATACGAGAATCTCCTGTTATAATACTAATCATTTTTTTCATATTGTTATTTTCTCTATAAAACTCTAATAGTTTTTGTAATAACAAATCATTTTGTTTAACATAAGTCATTATTTAAAGTTATAGTAATATTTTTTTTAAATACTTATTTTATTATATTCTATAGAATAGAATATAGAATATAGAATATAGAATATACAAATTAGGAAAACTTATACTTTATGGATCGTCAAACGTTTTGTAAATAAAAATTTGTCGTGATTTTGACATCGTTTCTGTAAATTACATTTTAAACAAGAAATAATAACATTCGTCGCACAATGATTCAAAGTATTGTCTATTCTGTCTAACGTCCATTGATCCATACTTCTTACTTTATTGTATAAAAATACCATGTCACATTTACAATAAAAACATTTCAACCTCGATAACACTAATTTTTCAATGATTTCGTCCCTTGTAATTGTGGTCTCATGGGTTGTATATTTTTTTTTATGAAGGTCTTGATTACTATAACTCGATAATTTTTTATCTAATTCTTTTAGAATTTCATGTTTATAAGGAATGGATTCCTCTAAATACAAGCGATTAATCAATGTTTTTTGAATTTTAGGATCAAAATAGTGTTCCTCAATTGTTTTCATACATTCTCGCAATGTTGGATCGCAAGATTCATTAGTAATGCTTGTTGCTTTTTCTAGTTTTGTTTTTTGATGTTTGCCTTGTATGGTTATCTGTTTCATTAAAACGTAGTACTACTATAATATTACAAATTATTTTTTGAATTACGCTTCTTTCGACTAGTGACACGAGTTGCCCGTTTATGTTTTGTAGGTACCTTTTTTCGACGTCTTCTCCTGCGTGTATTTACATAAGAAGGTCTTGTCCGTTGCTGCCCACCTAAATAATAACGAACGTCAGGGTTCGGGCTTTCAACAGGAAGTACCTTAGTGGTTCGAGTTGTTCGAGCGGTTCGACTTAACAATAATGGTATCTTAGAAAGTGTAGAAAGTGCAGATCGTGCAGATCGTGCAGAGCTAGCGAACCAGCTCGTTGGTTTAGTTTCTATTGTTGAATCCGACATTTTTATTGGGTCTGATGTGTCTATAATCTTCTTAAGTATATAGTTTTTTAATGTGACAAACTCTGTCGTCTCCTTTTCTTTTGCCCTTTCTTTCTCCATTTCTTCATTAAACTCACTACGTCGTTCTTTTATAGTTTCATAGCTTGCCTCTTTGTCAAATATATTACCATTATAAATAATACCTTCTTCTAGTAATCTATTATCTTCTTTAATAAAATGCTTTTCATTTTTAGTCTTTATACTACGTCCAAAATCTATTAAAAATACTCTACCAAGATATTTACGATTGATGCGTGATTCATCAAACTTTGTTAAATATGGATAATATGTATCAACCATTGCATTTTCTGAATGAATATCTTTATGACAATACCCAATCTCATGCAAACGATCAATTTCATAACGAAACATATTTGTAAAAAATTCTTTTCTAGAGGGCGTGAAGTGGGGGGAATTCATTACATTCTTTAATAAAAAACAATCTACCAGCATTTCCATATATAGTATTCCTACATGAGACACATTGTTTGATTTGATCACGCGGAACATATCACTAAGGTTTTTTTTCTGTTCAGTAGTTAAGTTTTTTAATAAAGTATCTACATATGAGATTAATTTTATAGTTATGTGTATTGGGCAAGGACATATGGGATCATCATTATAGGTTTCGTTATATATCGCCCGCTGAGTATTAAATTCATTCTCAAATTTTTGGAGCGTTGTAACTTCTATCTCTTTACGATGTCCTCGTTCGCCGTTCAAAAAATTTATTGTTGATTTTTTTAATGAGGTCAACGATATAGGAAATAATTTGATTAATAATTTGGTAACAGGTTTGCCAAAGGTGTTATCGCGCGAGCTTATTAATGAGGATAGCGCGACAGGATTTAATGTAGCAACAAATGTGACGCATGAAATAGAAGAATTGGTTAATATTTCTAATGTAGAATTTTCTAAAAAATATGTAATTGCATCATGAATTGAATCGTGAGATTGGTTGTGAACGACTCCGCCTTTCATTGCTATACTATATACTATATATATATATATTAATATTGGTTAGTACGTTGCTTGTTTTTTATAAGTTTTACATGTTTTACATTTTACGCGTCGTTTTTTTCTTTTTGTTCCGCCAATATGTACTGGTACTGATCTTGATCTTGATTTAAAAATTCCTGATAATCCTGATAATCCTGATAATCCTGATAATCTTGGTAAGAATCTATAAAATGAATTTTTAGACATAGTCGCTGGTGCTTCAATAATCACACTGCTCGTCCTCCTCGCCGTAGGCCTCGCCGCAGTCCTCGCCGTAGGCCTCGCCGTAGTCCTCGCCGTAGGCCTCGCCGCAGCCCTCGCCGTAGCCCTTGCAGCCCTCGCCTCATCTTTTGCCACCTTTGCAGCCACCTTTGCAGCCACTTCCTCCGCCTTTACCGCCGCCTTCGCCGCCTTAGCAGCTTTCTTCTTAGCCTCCGCCCTTGCACGCTCAGCCTCCGCCTCCGCCGCGGTTTCACTAATTAGTTCTTTTATCTTGAGAATAATGGATTCTGCTAATTCTTTGAGAGTAAAGGAATTTGTTTTTAACTCAGTTATTAAGTTGGTTAACAATTTAAAAAAATGTGGGAGTAGCTTTATCGTATTTTTCCATAGAATTAATAAGTTGGTGCCAATTGTACTAGTATAGCAAAAATCAATTTCATTATCAATATCGATAGATTCGATACTACATATTATATACTGACAATACAAACTAAATATAAGATAAATATCAATTAAATTTATAATTTTAGACCCAGTTTTTGAAACCAAGTTGCTTTTTGTTGTTTCCATTATGTTCAAAAAATTATTTTTTTGTTTGAGAGTAAGTGTTTTTATGTGGAGTTTTAATTGTTTGCATTCTTTTTTTATATTAGATTCAAAACTATCAGCAGCAGAAGTAGTATGACTCATTATTATATACTAAGTATATAATAATTATTAAGAATTAAAATTGAAACAATTAATACTAAATATATATATAC